TTGCTGGTGATTCCACTTCAGCGCAAACTTACACAGGGGAATGAAATGAAAAAGATTACCAAAGGAAAAAGAGATGGTGTTACCCGCTACATTATTGATCTACGAAAAGATGGTGGTGGACGTAAATACTTTTCTACGGAACAGGCTGCACAGGATTACTTGGACCATCAAGTAAAGCAGCTTGAGGGTGTTCGTAAAGATGACCGTGAGCAGAAAACAGAATGGACGTTTGATGCTCTCATGGAAAGCTATATCGACGAACTGAATTACAAGGGAAAAAATATTCACAATAAAATTAGAACCATGTTCTTTTTTAAAGATTTGGATATTGCTGGTTGCAAACTAGCGGATATGAAGGTACGGGATTTTCTGGTCGGTGATGTGAATACCATCTACAAAATTATTAGAGTAGGTAGGACACAAAAAACTATTAGCGAAGCACTTGCTCACTTCCGTCAGCTTCTAAACTATGCGGTACTTGAAAGCGTGGTATCCATGAACGTGTTTTCGCAGCTACCGAATGGCGCGAAGTTATGGGAAGCCGACGAGCCGAAAAAATTGGGCGCACCACTAAGCGAAGAACTCGTCCACAAGATAGCGGATCAAATGGAAGGGCAGAAAAAATTGATGTACCTTTTTGCTGCATACTCTGGTCTGCGATCTGGCGAACTTCGTGCGTTGACTTGGAAGGATTTGGATTTTGACAAGGGTGAAATTAGTATCGATAAAACTGCGCGACATATCAGAGCAAATAATTTTGGCAAAGCTGAAGGTGATCGTAGTAGGGGATCATTTGATATTATACCCGAAACCAAAACAATTAGGGGAACAAGAAAAGTTCCGCTTCTTGATTTCTTAATTCAAATGTTGCGTGAATACAAGCTATCGAAAAAATTTAAGTCAGACCTTGTTTTTGAGTCAAGAGGTGGCAAGATCATTTCTGATAGTCGTTTCCCCACTTATATACGCGAAGCTGCTGACAAGGCAAATGTGGCTTATATACGATGGCACGACCTTCGACATTACTACGCTTCTCAGCTTCTTAAAATCTATAATGATGATTGGAATAGGATTAAGACGTATATGGGTCACGCTAATATTCAAACTACAATCAACATCTATGGTCATTGGATTGAAACTGAGGAAGAGAAAAAAGATAACAGGAACTTGCTTAATGAAAAACTAGGCAAGATTGCTGCAAGATAATGGAGTTTGGTTTCACTAAGCATACCACCTACGCATCGAAGGATGGATCTGTCTATACTTCGTATGCAGCGGGTGGTCGGGAAGGCGATGATCGGAAAGACAAGCTATTCCTGTTTTACATGGATGATACATTCTTAGGACAAACTGTGGGCATAGATAAGATGGAAGAAATGTTCACGCATATAAAGGAGAAAGATAATGAGTGAAGAAGATTATGTGCAAATAATTGAAGATATTATTGAAGCTGCCTACCTCAATGCAAGAGATATAGACGAAGAAGAAGCAGCTAGAATAAATACTGCATGGGAAAAAGTTGAAATTAAATTAAAAAGCTAAGACTTAATTGCTGCAATCATGGCATTGAGATACCATTGTGCTTTCAATAGATCTTCAATGCCATTTTTGTTTTTGTATCTCCACAAATATTTCATTACATTACCACGACAATAATCGGGGAAGCCATCACCAAGAGCAGAACGGATGGCATCGATACACTCTATGTCACCCTTTCTATAATGCTCCGGCTTATTAACAGGATCGTTCTTCATTGATACCCAAAAAGCTATACACCGCCTTGCGTGTTATATAAATGCGACTACCATCTTTTATGGTATCGATAAGACCAGACTCGATTAAACGGTACACTCTGCGCTTGTTTGTCTCGTTTGACTTAGGGTTTGGTCCAAACATAAAATCGCCAATCTCTGCAACAGTAAATAAATGCTGATTGTCTGGTAAATTCATGGCACTAATCCAGATCGTCTAACTTGTCAGAGTCGTCCAGATCGTCAATAATTTCCGGCTCATTCACACGCATAGAAAAGCCAGCGGTGCGTGGAAAGTTCCGTACATCATCACCGTTGCGTTCCTGTATACTTATGCGAATACACATATCATTGCGGTGCATTATCTGATGGACTTCGTTGATTGCTGCTTGTTGTTTTGGGGATAGAGCTCTAAACCTTCCCGCATCATCATCCCACATATCGTTGAAAAATAACCATGCCGATCCACGATATTCATTTTCAAACGTCATATTCTTTTTTACTTTGAACTTCGACAGGCTTAATTGTGGTCTACTCATATTGGTATCTCCTCATGTGTTTCAATTGGTTGGCTGTAACTGCTGTTCTCAATCTGCGCTTTTTTTATTTTGAAATAGGCTTCTAGTTCTTTTTTTTGGCTTGGTGCTTCTGTCTTCATTTTCTGGCGCGAACTGTATGTCTCCGCTTTCCACTTCTCCAAACCAGCAACCGACTTGATGCTATCTAACGCTTTGATTTGCTTTTCCTTGTATTGCAAAAACACTTTGTCTTTTGAATAAGGACTATCGTTCTCAACCGTTTCATTAACATCGCTTGCCCATGCTGATAGCTTGTCCTTTTCGTTTTGTGGTGGCTTGGGTGCTGCCTTGCTTGTTCCCGGCTTTTGTTTTGTCGGCTCTGGAGTTGTTTCATGGGGAATGTCAGCCAAATCTTCACCAGAATAAACGGTTACACCCATTCCATGTAACGCTATGGCTTTTGCAAAGCACCGTTGTAGCGATGTATTTACCTCAAAACTATTTGGGTCTTTGATGGGTTTGTTTGCGTAATTTAAAACAGGCAGCATTTCTGTTAATGATTTAGTGCCTACTGTGACCGTTACTTTCGTGAAACAATAGCCATTATCATCTTTAAAGTATGGAAAACCCTGTTCGTTAATATGCTTCTCAAAGGTAGCGTCGGGATAGTTGTCGCATAGTGCAGACCATGCCATCGCCCAAGAGATATATTTGAGTTTATTCTTTTCCTCAACCATATCATTGACAGGAACTTGTTTCAGTTGTTCCCAAACAGATTGTTTCTCACTCATAAAATGTACTCCATAGTTTTTTTGCTTCTTCGATGAAGGGGGGTGGTTTTCGCCATTCGTGAAAGTTTACAAACTCATCAGCAAGTAAATCTTTCATGGTTTCTGCTTTTTGCAGCTTGTACTCAATAGCCTTATTCTTGTTTGCGCTATCCTCTACAAGCATTCTAAGGAACTCTGGCTTGAGTTCATCGCAGTTTTCGGGTGTTAGTAGGCTGTAATCATCTTTGCTGGCATAGAGTAGGAAAGGGGGTTTCTGACCGTTCAATGCCCAAAATCCCGCTATCTGTGACGCATTATTCTTTTCAAACATACCGCCAAGACTTTTAGGAAGTGACGGTCTACGAAAGCCAGACTTGGTATTTGGAGCGCATCTATAGGTTTTTACCTTGAGATCCCCGCAGCCAACGTAATCGGGGAACGTAGAGTAAGACAAGACATTGCCCGGCAGTTTACCAAATAGTTCGCTTTCCCCTGTAATCCTATTATATGTGTGCATGGCTTCTTGTAAGCCTGTGACCGCATTCTTAATAATATCGGGTAAATCTTCTACGGCTCTGTCAGCGTTTTCCTTATCATTGGCTTCCCAATCATTCGGCTTATAATCAATTGCAGCTTCAAGTGCTTCCGCTGTTGCCCTAGATATATCAAAACCTTCCATCAATACCTTATCGCAAGCAGCCTGTACCTCTCGCCCTGTCATCATCGCTGCGTTATCGTCTTGATTCCAGTTTCTATCTAGCTTCTTTATGATTTCCCATGCGTGTTCTTTCTGGTCTTTTGATAGATCCGTGCGGTGTTGTGCTTCCCACGCAAGTTTTACTGTTGGTCGTACAAAACACTTTTCAAAAAAGATTTCTGCTTTTGACTTCAACCTATAGTTTGAGTGATGAAAATAATCGTGTCTTATCGCCCAATCTGGTACGTTTTCTTCCATTCCAATCCGTCCTTATGTTTTTTTATGACGTAAAGACCACGTTAATATATCTACGTTTGGAAGCAATTAAAATAAACGTAATAAAGCAATACAAATAAAGTTACTTTAGTAAAAATTACGTAAAAAGTACGTAATTACGTAAAAAGTACGTTAAACGCTCTACGAAACCGATTTCGTTACGTCAACTTAGTAAAGTTACTTTAAATTATTTTGTACTGTATAGAGGGTTGTAAGCAAATTTGTCATTCTTTCAAATGCCTTTTGCTGATGTTTCATTTTTGATTTTATGTATTTTACAAAAGTTAAAATGCAATACTCTGACATAGTAAAATGGTTTGTACCCACAATTTCATCTATCCATCCCTCTTTTACACACGTTTTCACTATATCCCTTACGGCTACTTCTGAGATTTGTAGATCATGCGTTAATTCTTTAATTGTAAAACCAGTATTGGTATTAATTGATGAATAATAAAGACATTGTCTACCAAATTTCATTTTGTTTAATGATGAATTGAAATAGGTATAGATTTTATAATCTGGATGATCTTCTGGAACAGGATGGGGTTGTAGTGTGTTTAGTTCGGCTTGAGAAAATAAGTTAACTAACTCAAGTTCTATGTCATTCAGCATATTGCCAACCCAAAGAAATAGGGTCGTACCATCGTGCAACAATAGGTGCTGCAAACACTAATTCCTGTTTGTTATAGCTTGTGCCGGGCGCAACAATACTATTTAAGGTATAGAGATTATTAGGCTCTGGATAGACATAAGCCAACGTTACAGGGGATGACCAATCAAAATTTTTATAGCCTTTTTTATTTCTCTCAATTTGTGCTTTAGTGCATTTAACTATACACAGTTGTTTGTAGCACGACGGATCAACGGTTTGTAACTCCATAAATTTCTTATCAAAGACATACAAATTGGTTGAGTTGTTTTGCTCATACTCAATAGCAACGTGTCCAGAGGGCATTGTAAATGGTGGTATGATAGTCCGTGTTTTTTCGGTTTGCTCATACATCCGTACCAATGAAATAGAATAACATTCGCCAATTATCGGTATGGGCAATAGATCCACCACCAGTTCTTCAAACTCACATTGCAGTATTTCAGTATATTCACGAAGATCGCGCAGCGTTAATGAGTGCTTCCCGCTGAGTTGTCTGGCAAGTGTACTAGGTGTAATACCTTTGCGCTCCGCAACGTGCTTTTTTTTGAATCCACGACGCTCAATAGCTCTCTTTAATAATTCACCAGACATATGATCCTCTCGTAATCCTAGTGCTAGAGTAGATTGCATCATATTTATATCCTTTTGACGTTAATCGATAGGGTTTTTTTACTAGGTTAACTTGACGTAGCGAATAACGTCAAGTTATAATTATCCACATAGATTTTAGAAATAGATAAAAAGGGTAAAAATTGACGTTGAACGCATATAGATTGATGAAGGGCTGGAGTTACGGACAGTTGGCACAAAGGCTTGGAACAAAACACGCTCAGATGGCGCGACGATGGTGCTTACCAATGGATCATACGGATTATCTAGTACCCAGCAATAGAGGTGCTACTAAATATATGTCGAGGATATTGGAACTGACGAGAGGGGAAGTGCAGCCAAATGACTTCTTTATACAGCGTGAGAATGCGTAAAATAAGCCTGTCAAATTATTGTGCAATTTTTTTTAAAAAAAGTTTAGTTTTTGCACCGATTTATCCACAAGACCGTATCGGATAGCGTAATGATTAGGGTGTATACCAGCGAAGTTGATTTACAAAAGACGGTTATAAAGTATCTCGATTTGGTTTTACCCAGCCAAAGTCTCGTCCACCATTCACCAAATGAGGGCAATCATAAGATTCAATATTTTCACAAACAGAAGTTAATGGGTGTGATGAAGGGATTTCCCGATCTGATGATACTGCTGCCGAATACCAAGCCGATGTTTGTTGAGTTAAAGCAGCCGGGCAATTACCCCACAGAGCAGCAAAGGGATGTAGGAAGCCTGTTAGTGGATTTAGGGTGTGAATATGCGGTGTGTCGCTCTGTGCAAGATGTACGGGCGTTTTTGGAGGGGGTACAGCCGGGCATTGAACTCAAAGACAATGGATATGCCCGTGCGATGATACAAGCGGAACAGACGTATGAAAGGGAAGTCGATGCCAAGAAAAACGAAATCAGAGAAAGAAAACGGGCAAAAACTCGTCGAGCAGCCGTTGGATTATCTTAAAAACAATACCAACAAAGAAAACGAATTATTTAAGCAAGAATTTTGGAAGGACACCATGAAAACAAATCTATTACATCAGTACAAATACTCACTTTCATATGTTTTAAGCATTGTTTTAGTAAACATTGGTTTTGTTTATATCCCGCCTGTACCGCTGCTTGGAGAAATGTTCCCGCCAATGAGTTTATTGGTAGGGTTTATTTTTGTATTGAGGGATTTTGCACAACGAGAAATAGGGCATAAGGTATTGGCTGCAATGGCGGTTGGTGCGGTGTTGAGTTATATCATGGCTGATCCGTTTGTGGCTATCGCATCCGTTGTAGCGTTCTTGATTTCAGAATTGTGTGATTGGGGTGTGTATACCTATACAAAAAGACCATTAAAGGATCGTATATTGCTAAGTTCTGCAATTGGTACACCTATTGATAGTGTGGTGTTTCTTTTAATACTTGGTTTCTTTAGTCCACTTGGTTTTGTCTTGATGACGATTGCGAAGATGATTGCTGCTGGATTTATCTGGTTGAGATTAAAGAATGAAAATTAAGTATAGCGTTAGATTTAAAGCGATATGCCCATCCGATAAGGAAAATATCAGTTATCATGCGGATATATATTCCGATAAATTTTACAAGGTTGAGGACATAAATGCGTTTGTAGCTGGCTTTGCAAAAGAAGAACTGTATCAAGAGCATTTAACCGATTTACTTGCCAAGCATTTTGCCTGTCGTGTCGTTACATATGGTGGGCATCAAGGGGTATATATTGAGTGTGAGGTTATGTAATGATCCATTATCACGGCACACCTATTACACCCCACTCAAGCCTGTATCGTATGGCTGGCAAGCATTTTTGTGTAAGTTATTATCGCAAGGACAATGATGATTGGTGTATGCAGAACGGACAATCGGTTATGTGGGATAATGGTGCGTTTAGTTTCTACACAAAAGGAGAAGAACCCGATTGGAATGGCTTTTATAAGTGGCTTGAAAAGCGACTAGGGCATCCGCATTGGGCAGTTATTCCCGATGTTATTGATGGGTCTATCGATGATAATTTAGCCTTAATAAAACAGTTTCCGTTTAGCAAAGAACTTGGCGCGGTTGTGTGGCATATGGCAGAACCTATTGATCATCTAAAGCGATTGATTGATTTAGGCTTTGGAAAGGTATGTTTTGGATCGTCGGGTGCGTTTTGGGAAGTTGGGTCTGAATCTTGGGAACAAAGGTGCGATAAAGCGTTTAATGCGTTGGTACAGACGTATAATTCTATCCCCCATATTCATATGCTGCGCGGGTTGAGTATGGCGGGGGATCGCTACCCGTTTGCATCAGCCGATAGCACTAATGTAGCTACTTCATTTAAAGGGTATGGGCATACTACGGCTATATGTCCAGAGCGTATGGCACGACGGATTGATTCTGTGCAATGTCCTATTATTTGGAAGGAACGTGCAACACAAGATGATTTATTTTTACCTTCTGATCCGTTGTTGTTCGATGCTATCCCTTCCTGTGACAAACATGAAAAATAGGTGTTGACATGATTTTTAGGGTATCGTTAAAATCGACGCAGTCGCCTACATACACTCATAGCATGAGTCTCATGGCATTCACTCAAAGCTATTCATATCATCATCAATTATCTCATTACCATCACGCAAACCGTGAAGGATATGAGTGACCGTAATGAGTGTCTTAGACAAAAGATACAAGCATATGGTCTTTCTCGATGACCTTTTCATGGAAGCAGCGGAGACAGAACGGAAATTACCACCAGCAATTCGCAAGCAGAAAATGTCCAGTTGGGTTGAGTATGTACGGACATGGGAAAGTTATGGATGGCACGATATAAAACCACGATTGCCACAAGCAACCCCTCAACAAATCACACGGTTTGAACAAGCAATGGATCTTCTCAACGATAACAATATGGAAGTTGATGATAAGCGATTAATATGGGCAGTAGCGCATTCAGCAGCGTTTCGGGATCGTGGACCGCATTGGACAGCAGTAGGACGTAAGTTACGGGTTGATCCACGCACGGTAAGACGACGGTATATTGATGCGCTGATACGGCTGTATTACAAGTTGTGACGATTAGCGTCAGGGAAATTTAAGGGATTGGTTATTTTGATGTATGAATGCCATAAAAATCGTCTTATATTTTGTATAATTGACGTATTGCGTCTTTAAAATTTCATTAGATTATCCTATGTTTATGACGAGCCAGAACTTCATTTACTCGCAAAGTTATTGACGATTCTGGCTCACCACACAGATGAAAACATTGATATTTGTACTCGTTATCCTTGACGGATCAGAGATATATGATGCGTCAATGGAATACGGCAGCATCGATAAATGCAATTGGTATGCGGAGAAGATCAATTTCTATAATCAACGCCAAACACGGAACACCTATTCCGCGCATTGCAAACCAAAGGTGGTTACAAATGACTAAGAAAAAAAAGAAAAAAGGATATAAGTGATGTCTCTTTACAAAAATTTGAACGCACGAAAGAAAGCCGGAACGTCACGACCTAAAAGTAAGTCAACGATCAGCGGTAAGACATACAAGCAGATGACACAGAAAAAAGGCGGTTTCAAACCGAAGAAGAAGGCGACCTAATGGCTAATGTTTCGGATAAGCAGATGGACGAGATTTGCAATCGGTTGATGGACGGAGAGTCATTAACACAGATATGCGATACGACAGAGCATTTGCCAAATAAACGGACCATCTATCGCCATGTGCAAAGTGATGAGAAAGCATGGGAAAAGTATAGCAAGGCAAGAGCAATACAGGGTGAGGATCTTGATGATCAGATTATGGATATTATTAATGAACCGTTACCAGCAGACCCTAAGTTTGCAATGGCTACGGTGCAGCATAAACGCTTGAAGGTAGATGCGCTTGACAAGAGGAAGCGACAGTTGCAACCGCTGGGTGGAATAAGGAATAATCCCAATGATAGCAACCCTACAGTTAATGGTACGATTACTCTGAGTTGGAATGATTAACGTGCAGATGCAATGGCTGTGTCATTGTTCGCGCACGAGGGCAAGGACGTTGACGTAAACGTAATACCCCAAGCCTTTGTTTGTTTTTATTTGTTATTGTTTTGGCGACAGAATTGGCGACGGCTGGTGTAAGTGTTTGTTTTTATTACAGTTGGCTGTAGGTAATATACCTACGACCTTTATATTTCTAGGGATCGTGACCCCCCCTTACCCCCCCAAAATGGGTCGCCCTTTTCCTATCGATAAATAGCCAAACCAGAGTGTCTAACACTCACAAACGGAATGACTACTATGAAAAATGTTAAGCTAGTGCAGATTGACGGCAAGCTGCCCAATCTTGCTCTGATGAAGTTAGGAGCGTTCTATAAGAAACAAGGAAACGAAGTTCATTTCACTCGCTCTGTAAATCATTATTTGTATGAGCCTAAGTATGACTTGGTAATGGCTTCTGCTATCTTTCAGTTTAGCGCAAACCGCGTTCAAAAGCTGAGAGAAAACTACCCCGATGCGATTATTGGAGGTACAGGCACGAATAACTGGCAGCTAAAGACAGAGGATTATATAGAAGATAGTGCAGAGTTAGATTACTCCTTCTACCCAGATTATAAGTTTAGCTTGGGTTTTACGCAAAGAGGGTGCCGTTTAAAGTGTAAGTTTTGTGTTGTGCCTACAAAGGAAGGCAAAAACCACGAAGTCAATTCTATAGCCGATATATGGCGCGGTGAAGGGTATCCAAAAAAGCTGCACCTTCTTGATAATGATTTCTTTGGGCAACCAGAGGAAAGCTGGAAAGCTAGAGTTAAGGAGATACAAGAGGGAAAATTTCAAGTTTGTTTTAATCAAGGCATTAATATCCGGCTGATCGATGAGGTTGTGGCTGAAAATCTAGCGACATTGGATTATCGGGATGATCAATTTACAAAGAAAAGGGTGTATACAGCGTGGGATAATATTGGCGATGAGGGTCGTTTCTTTAAGGGTGTAAATCTTTTGATGAAGCACGGCATAAAGCCACAAAATATTATGGCATATATGCTTATAGGCTACGACAGGAGAGAGACTTGGGAACGGATCTGGTACAGATTTCAGAAGATGGTTGATATAGGGGTATTTCCTTATCCTATGGTTTACGACCCGTTGCAGCAGCGGAAAGATTTAAAGTTGTTTCAAAGGTATGTTGTTCGCCAATACTACAGGCATAAGACATGGGATGAGTATATGGACTATGTAAATTTTGGGCGTAGTCAAATTGCGCGACAGAAAAGGCGGGATGAGCTTTATGATGATACGCAATTATCTATGGCTATATAATTTCCAAGAAAAAAGAAAATGCCCGATTGCACCGTGATTTCACGCTACGTCTACTCAGACAGGAATTAGAGCGACATGGATATAAAGATACCCTACGCACCAAGACCGCTGCAAAAGAAGCTCCACGCAGAACTGGCGAAGAAACGCTGGGCGGTGTTAGTGATGCACCGTCGGTTCGGAAAGACGGTGATGGCGATTAATCATTTGTTACGCGACGCTATTCTCAACCAAAAAGAGAATCCGCGTTATGCCTATATTGCGCCCACATACCGTCAGGCAAAGATGATTACATGGGATTATTTGAAGCAATTTGCGGGTGGGATACCGCAAGCACGGTTTCACGAGACAGAATTAAGATGTGATTTACCCAATGGTGCGCGGATACAGCTTCTTGGAGCAGAAAATTATAATAATATTCGTGGCGTTTATTTAGACGGCTGTGTGATGGACGAATATGCGGATATGCCAGAAAGTATGTTTCCCGAAGTCGTGCGCCCAGCTTTATCCGACAGAAAGGGATACGGAATTGTGGTAGGTACGCCACGCGGTATGTCGGGTTTTTATGATATGTACGAAGCAGCGCAATCCGATAAGAACTGGTTTACGAAGATTTACAAGGCTTCTGAGACAGGATTACTGGATGAGGAGGAGTTAGAGTCGGCAAAGACGGCTATGTCGCATGATCAGTATATGCAAGAATTTGAGTGTAGCTGGACAGCAAATGTTGCGGGTGCGATTTATGGTAAGGAAATTGAAGGCATTATGGAGAAAGGGCATATTGGGTCTGTTCCCTATGATGAGTCAGCGCGAGTGGATACATGGTGGGATCTGGGCATAAATGATTCAACGTGTATAATCTTTACACAGACTATAGGTCGTGCGGTTCATGTAATTGATTGTTATGAGAATAGGGGTGAGGGATTACCCCATTATTGCCGGGTATTGGAGCAGAAGGGGTATTTGTATGGTACGCACAATGCACCGCATGATATTGAGGTGCGTGAACTTGGAACGGGGAAGTCACGACGCGAGATAGCCTATGATTTAGGATTAAATTTTCGTGTTGTACCAAAGCTGCCTTTAGAAGATGGTATTCATGCGGGTAAGCTGTTTTTTTCTCGACTCTGGTTTGATAGGGCGAATTGCAAGCAGTTATTGGATGCGCTCCGGCATTATCACCGTGCCTATAATGAGAAGAATAGGGTATTCCGTACAACCCCTGTGCATTCATGGGCATCTCACTTTGCCGATGCGTATAGGTATTTAGCGGTAGGATTTCGTGAGGACAGGGATTATTCACGACCACCACAAACAACCGCAGAAAACGACTATAATCCATTAGGAGCGTATGTATGAAACAAGCACCACAGATGCCACCCGTACCACCGCCACCACCACCCCAGCCTGTAAAAGCGATTAAACCCGATAAAACGGTAAAGATGCAGACACGGAATAAGATGGCAGATCCAAATAAGGTTGGACCAAAGCAAACGATGCTAACGGGTTCACAAGGGCTTGGTACAGAGACAACCACCACAAATGCGGGTAAAGGGTTATTAAGTGGCGATTAGATGTATCCATGATGAACCGCAGCGGTTTATTGATTGGGTAAAGGATCGGTTACGTCTACACAAAATCACGGGTCAAGACCAAGCGCAAGCCTATGGATTTGTAGAGGATCAGCAGATTATAGGGTCGTTTGTGTTTTCGGAGTACACAGGAAACGATGTGCATATGTATTGTGCGTCCGACAACCCTAAGATTTTTCAGCGACGCTATATCAAGGCAATGTTTGATTATTGCTTTGATGATTTGAAAGTATGTCGCGTATCGGCAATGTGCAATGAGAGTAATCTGCGCTCACGCAAACTTATTAGTGGTGTGGGATTTAAGCAAGAAGGACGATTACGCAAGTATTTTGGCAATGAAGATGCGCTTGTTTATGGATTATTAAAAGAGGATATGAGGGTATTATAATGGGAAAAAATGCACCACAAGCTCCACCACCAGCACCACAACCCGCACCAACTCCACCACCCGATCCTGTGGTAAAACCAAAAGCTGCGGAAACAGAAGCGGTCACACCAAAAACGGCTATAGGCGCATCGGCTCAAGGTGGCTATTCGGGTACAGGCAAGGGCAAGGCACGAACAGTATTAACGGGTGCTGGCGGTGCAATGGGCGCAACGCCAGTTCGTAAGCCTATGCTAACAGGCACATTGGGTAGTGCGTATAAAACAACATTAGGTGGCTAGATGGCTCAGAGTGACGCATTAGCGGATATATTGGCAGAGCAGCTTAATCTGCTAGAGAACCAGCGCAAGACATGGGAACAGCATTGGCAAGAGATAGCCGATTATGTTGTACCAAGAAAGGCTGATATAACACGAAAAAGGTCGCCCGGTGATAAGAGAACAACCTTAATTTTTGATGGCACGGCTATTCATGCAGCGGAGTTATTATCGGCAAGTCTGCACGGAATGCTAACGTCTATGTCAACACAATGGTTTAGTCTCCAATATCGTGATGATGCGTTTAATGGGGATGATACCGCGAGGGAATGGCTGCAATCGGTTCAAGAAATTATGTATCAATCCTTTGCGCGGTCGAATTTCCAAGAGCAAGTCCACGAATTATACCATGATCTCATTACGTTTGGCACGGCTGTTATGTTTATTGAGTCGGATGATGAGCGTGATATTAACTTTTCGACCCGTCATATAGGGGAATGTTATTTATCAGAGGATCAAAAAGGGCGTGTTGATACGGTGTTTCGTCGGTTTAAGATGCCCGGCAAAGCGATCAAACAGCGTTTTGGTATTGAGGGATTAAGTAAGAAGCTGCAAGACAGGATTAATGAAAACCCTGTAGAGTTGCGCGAGTTGGTTCATGCGGTATATCCAAGAGGAACATACGATATTACAAAGGTGACAAGCGAGAATATGCCGTTTGCGTCTGTATATTTTGAACCAGAAGAAAAAGTTGTGTTGTCCGAAGGTGGCTTTGATGAACTGCCTTATACTGCTGTACGGTGGCTAAAATCCAGCTATGAAGTCGGTTATGGTCGATCTCCCTCCTTCACGTCCCTAGCCGATATCAAGATGCTGAATAAAATGTCCGAAGTTACTATTCGGGCAGCACAGAAGCAAGTCGATCCCCCGTTATTAGTTCCCGATGATAGTTTTATGCTGCCGATCAAGACTGTGCCGGGAGGGTTGAATTTCTATAGATCAGGCACAAGAGACAGGATAGAGCCACTTAATATTGGTGCAAATAATCCATTGGGATTAAA